CCAGTAGCTGAGATAATTGGCAAGGCCCATGTCTTATTAGATGTGTTCCACCTAACACCATGCCTGTAAACCAGTTCTGGGTTTAAGTTCTTAGATAAGCAACGTTTATCGGAAACACGGTCAAACTTTAAAAACGCATCTGGGTTTACGAGTGGAGTTAGTTCAAGTGGCTTTGGGCCATCTGTCAACCGCTGCATTCCAGCGTTTATAAGAAACTGTTGAGCAGATATAGAGCTATCACCAATTAGCTGGTAAAGCAATGATGACAAGGTGCCACGAGCGCCACACGAAAAGCAGATCCACAAACCACTAGAGGAGTTGATGCTCCATGACGGAGAATTGTCAGCACGACCAGTTGTGTGAATGTGTACTGGGCACTTGCCTGTAATTTCCCTGTCACCAATCTTGGATATCTCTACTCCTGCAGTTTCAAGGATTAGGGCAACATCAGTCGAAAGAGGGGTCGAAGTCTGCGCCATTCTCGTACACCTCCTCAAACTCCATTGTTGTCCAATCCCACTTAATGTGCACTTCACCATTTGGCGACGACCTTGCAAGTACAACTCTGATTATTGCTTGGTCATCCATGTCTGGGTTTCGCTCAACGCCAAGGATTAAGTCGGCGTCTTGGGCGAATGAAGAGGTGTAACCAATTGCGTCTGCTGTTACTGCACGTGTCTTCTTGTTCCCTAGTTTCCAAGACAGTACTTGGGTTGTGGCAACTACAGGGATGTCAAACCTTTGTGCAAGTCGCTTTAGTGAACGAGTGATATTGGTTAGTGCTTGAGGTGAACCTTTTGCTTCGCCCTCTTCGTCATCCATTAAGTACACGCCGTCCACGACTAGCAAGTCCGGTTGGTACTCTTGTACCTTTCCAGCAAGCCCACTGACAGTTGTTAGAGAAGCGGTGTCCTCACTGAATACAAACGGTTGCATGTGCTTGCGGATGGATAATGCTTTACGAATTTTCTCCATGTCCTTGTTCGTGAGATCTCCAGCAAGGATTCGGCCATACGGTACTTTTGCAATCAAAGCGTCGTAGCGAGCCTCCTGTTCTTCAATACTCATTTCAAAGGACACGAAGAGGGGACGCTTGCCATAGATGTGTGCTGAGTTAGCAACGATCAAAGCAAACAAAGATTTACCACGCTTAGGCTCACCTGCAAAGACAATGAACTGCTGTGGGCGTAGGCCATGCGTGATCTTGTCAAGACCATGAAATCCTGTAGGGATGCCGCGTAGTGCGTTTGGTTGTAGCCGCATTTCTTCATAGCGGTTAAGACGGTTCTCGTAGTTTTGGATGATGTCTACGTCACGCAACCGAGAGGCTTCAACACTTGCTTTTTGTAAACCTGATGAAAGTGTTGACATTGCTTTGTCAATGTCGTCGTCGTTGAGTGCATTGATTGCTGGTTGTAATGCATCCAACATGCAACGCTTGCGGTAAGCATCAAAGATTTCATCAAGCAATCTTGAGAATGGTTCGTCCTTGACGTCATGCAAGGTGATGCCACCAAACTGTTGCATGAACACACGCTCAGTAGGAACAGATCCATGAGCACGTTGGAACTCTAAGATCCACTGCCAGACACCTTGCCACTCACCAGTTAGGTGATCTGGCTTTAGCCCAGCACGAATAGGTATGTTTGTTTCTTTTTCAAGAATGACTTTTGAAACTAAATAAAGTTCACTAGATGCCATCAGAGTCTCCAGGCCGATTTGGGGCTAACTACTGTGGCTCGCATGCCAAGTGTGTAAGCAATTTCTTTGTTGGGTGTGTAGACAACCTTTACGCCACGGTTGTACTTAAGGTCTTCAGCGTACAGTTCGGGTGTGTCATAGTGGACTACCGCTAGGTGTATTCCTTTTCTTACAAGCCACCTGTACATGGGCTCAACTGCATCTGCGTCAAGAAATGTAATGATGTCGGTAGCAATACCCATTCTTTCGGATGAGTCAATTAAAGACTTCAGTGGAAGTTCGTTAGGCGTCCAAAGTTTTAATGCATCATCCCAAGCGCCACGGCGAATGTGGTACTTCTCTTTAACAAGTGCAACACCTACGGGTGGTGATGCTAGTACGCCCTCAAAAACACATGCTTGCCCAATGCGTGAGCCAACGCCAATATCTCCAGCCTCCATCACACAACCTTGACTTCCACCATGTCAAGCACGGCACTTTTAACACGGTCACCGTAGCGACGCGTAAAGTCAGATACCCCAAGGGTTGTTGTAATGATTGTTGTGCGCATGTCTTCGTGACGACGCCGAATCAAACTACCAATTTCATGGATTGAAAATTCTGTTTCACGTTCTTGGCCAACACCGTCAAGGACAACAATGTCAAAGACCCCTTGGATGTACTTAATCAGGTATGGGCTTGAGTACATCTCTGGAAGAAGATTGTCGTTGTCAAACTGGTCTTTGAGCATCTCAATGTATCTATCGGATGTGACAAAGCGACCTGACAGAGGGTTGTCTAAAACAAGCGCCCTAAGTACAGCCTGGGCCATTGTTGATTTGCCAGTTCCTGGCTTTCCCTGAATGAGAATGCTGTCGCCTTGTTTGTAATCCATAACCCAGTTTGCAATTTTTGGGTTAGTAATATCTTCGCAGTCAGCAAATCTGCGAGGTATTTTAGAATGGAATAAACGTTCTTCTGGAGAACGGTTACGCCACCAAGCTGCTGACTTCCAATCAGTCGGTGTCTGAAATGTTTGGCTCATTGTGGTCCTCGTTGTGATCGTTGTAAGTAGTTTTGATTATGTCCCAGAATTCTGCGTTATCCAACTTGCGTGTGTGAACAACATTTTGATGAACGCTTAATCCTGACTTTGTTGTGAACTGGGCTTTGCACTCTACACAGACATGCATCTTTTCCACTTTCTTTTGTGGACGAGTACAAAAAACTTCTGAAGGAACTGCTGAGTCAAGGGAGTGCTCAAACCAGCCTTCGTACTCTTCGGGGGATTCAAAATTCTCATGCACCCATTGAGCAAAGATCAAAATGTCGTTTATATTTTCAAAAACATACATAGGTTCACTTTCGTCCATGAGTACTCCTCCTGTAGTTGTACACGGCTTCAAGTAGAGATCCTGCCGCAGGGCGCAGATCTTTCTTTGAAGTTTTGTGTAGTTCTGGTGGAAGGCTCACAGAAGACACCGCAGCGTGAAGTTCGGTTAAGTCACCATCTTCTTCGCCCGATAAAACTCTTACAAGAGAGTTTAGCGCACGCAAGGTTGCAGTAAAGTTTGTACTTGGTACACCATTGTGGGTTTTAATTAGTTCTGCCACAACTTCAGGGTAGCGGTAGCAGATGTCAATGCCATGACGAATAACTTCACGCTTTAGTAATTGATCGTTTGTATAATCCCACGGCAAATTAATACCAACACGTTCAAAGTCGCTCATCATCAAAGCTAGAACTGGGTCTTCTGTAACGACCTCAGTATCAACCTGGTCCATGAGTTTTTGTTGTACTGCCTTGTTGGTAAAAACCAAAACTGGTGTTTCTGAATTGCGCCAGTGCTCAACGTCAAGGAATCGCTTGATCATTTGTGAAACGGTGAACTCCGTAAGGCCCGAGTCTCTAAGGGTGTTAAGAGTCTTACGTAAGATAATAATTTCCTTATAAGAATAACTGTGACTCATGATCGTACGTGAGTCACTTATGAACTGGGTGACCAAACTGTTGACGTTCCTTTGGCTCTTCTTCTTAACCTTTGTTTCCACTTTCACTTCTGCCTCCTCTGGGTCTCCACCTAAGATCATTTCTTCCTCCAGGCCGCTTGCGGCTTTCTTTACCTTATTAGTATCTATATTTAATACTTCTATAGAAGAGTCACGTAATCCGCAAGCAGTATGGGCCAAACGTGGTTTTGATGGGGTCACGGCTGACCCCATCATAGGGTCACTGGTGACCCTATCTACCCACTTATCCACAGCCCTAATGGGGTCACCGCTGACCCCATCTGCTGGTGCGTAGTTAATTGTGTAAACATTCACTGACGGCTTTTTGCGGCGTCCAATTGTAACCACGCCTGACTCTTCTAGCCACCTAAGAGAACGCTTTACGGTTTCCTTGGAGAGTACAGAGTAATCAGCAATTTGTTGTACGGAAGCACTAACTTCTTTGGTGCGGCGTTCCATAAGAGCAATAAGAGACAATAAGACTTGCATGTCCCTAGAATGCCCAGAGTCACGTATCAGTTCATGCGCCCAAAGCGGAACTGCCAAGAATGGCCCTTGGAAATGGTTGGTGGTCATGGGTCGGAAACTGTACACACTTTTGAGGTACTTAGCAACGGCGTTGCAAATATAATTTGACGCTGGTACACTCTTTGCACCGGGAAGTTGGTGGTTCTCCTACCTGGTTGTAGGTCAGCAAACGCCGGGGTCAATGGGGTACAATCTTCATTACCCTGGCGTTTGCCCTTTTAGGAGAACTAATGAACGAATTAATCAAGTCACTTAAGGTGCTTGTTTCAGATGTAGTAAATTTTTATTTCATGGCCCACGGGTATCACTGGAACGTAGAAGGCCAAGACTTCAGTCAGTACCACTCTCTTTTTGCTGACATCTACGAAGATGCCTATAGTGCAATTGACCCCATTGCAGAAAACATCCGCAAGCTTGATGACTACGCTCCATTTAGTCTTAAAAAGTACATGGAACTAACTACTGTTACTTTTAAAGATGTTGAGCCATCCCCTAAAGCAATGGCAAAGGCGCTTGCAACAGCAAATGAATCTGTTATTAAAACTTTAAATGATTCTTTCGATAAGGCAACAAAAGCCAACGAACAAGGTATTGCAGATTTTATTTCAGGTCGCATTGACATGCATAAAAAATGGTCTTGGCAACTACGAGCATCAACCAAATAACTCATGCCTTACTCGGACGCAGAAAATAGAAGTTGGGTTCTTTCTAAAGTTACAGAGATTGCACCAAAAACTGTCCTTGACGTTGGCCCTGGAGCTGGTGCGTATGGAAAGTTGATTAAAAATAGTTTCCCGCAAATCGTAGTTGACGCTGTAGAAATTTGGGAACCTTACTTAGAACAATTTAAATTGCATTCAATTTATGATCGACTGTACGTACGAGATGCTAGGGAACACACTAGCTATACCTATGATCTAGTTATCTTTGGGGACATTCTTGAGCACATGTCAAAAGAAGATGCTGTTGTTCTTTGGGAAAAGGTCAAGAGCCAAGCAGCTTACGCTCTTATATCTATTCCAATTATCCATTATCCACAAGGGGAGTCGGAAGGCAACCCTTATGAAACACACGTCAAAGACGACTGGACACATTCAGAAGTTTTAGAAACGTTTAGTAACGTTGTAGACAGTCAAGCTTTTAATGTAACAGGTTCTTACCTAGCCAAATTTAAATAAAGGAGCAAACATGGCAGAAAAAAAGAAAGCACCAGCTAAGAAAACAGCAGCTTGGTCACGTGCTGAGGGTAAAGACCCAAAGGGTGGCCTAAACGAAAAAGGACGCAAGTCTTATGAAAAAGCAAACCCTGGCAGCAACCTAAAGCCACCAGTAAAGAAAGAACAAGCCGCCAAGTCTGAGAAGTCAGCAGCGCGTCGTGATTCTTTCTGTGCACGCATGGAAGGCATGAAGAAGAAGAACACTTCAGCTAAGACAGCCAACGACCCTAATTCTCGCATTAACAAATCTTTGCGCGCTTGGGATTGCTGACATGGCTGCTAAAAAGAAAACTGAATCTAAAGTAAATGAAGCTGGCAACTACACACAACCAGAGATGCGCAAGCAGCTTTTTAATAAAATTAAAGCTGGGACTAAAGGCGGAGACCCTGGTGAATGGTCAGCACGCAAAGCTCAACTTCTTGCATCTGAATACAAGAAGAAGGGCGGAGGTTACAAAGACTGATGGCCAAAGCTAAGCCTCAAAAGTCATTAGACAAATGGACTGATGAAAAGTGGAAGACTTCTGATGGCAAACCTTCAGAAGGTAAAAAAAGATACCTTCCCGAAAAGGCATGGGACTCTCTTTCACCCGCAGAAAAAGCTGCTACAAATAAGGCCAAAGCAGAAGGTAACCGCAAAGGCAAACAATTTGTAGCGCAACCAGATAGCATCGCTAAGAAGACAAGCAAATATAGGAAGGGAGGTAAGTAGTATGTGCACAGCATGTGGATGTGGTCTTAAGGACAAGAAGGACCCTGGCTATGGTAAAGGACCCGCAAAGAAGAAAGCAGCTCCTGCAAAGAAAGCAGCAGCCAAGAAGAAGTGAAGTCTTAAATAAATGGTAGTTACCATTGCAAATGAAAAAGCCCCCTTGCGGGGGCTTTTTCTTTTATGTAGTTAGTTCACCAAGCACTAGTGTGACTTGACACCACATCAAATATCTTTTGAAGTAACTCTTGAGTTCCATTAAACCCAACCTCTGATCCGTCACGCATCAAGAAGATAACAGAACCAATTAAACTCTTTTCGTCAAGCTTCTGATCAGCTGGGGAAAGCATCTCAACCGCTTCTTCTTTTGACCTTGGGGTGAGCCCTTTATCCTTAGCCATTCGCTTAACCAAAGCCATAGGCATCATTTCAAGGGTTTCACGGTCATATGAAGCTTCGCCAAGATCTGGCATTTCATCTTCAACAATCGTTTCTTCTGAATCATTCAAGATAATAGGAACAAGTCCGTTAGTCAGTTCTAGGGTAGGGAGCTTAAGGTCAATGGCCATTGAGGCAACCTCAACAGAGTATTTCTCTTTGTCTTGATCCCACAATACAAGTACCATACCTTGTACTTCGCGTTCTTTAAGTGTGCGCACAATGTGTGCATCAACATCTTGTACAACCATAACTGATGTGGCTTTGCTAGATAAAGCTTTAGGTGGAGCTTTTACTTCGTCTTTTGCAACAATTGAAAAGATTGCTTCGTTATCTAAAACCCAATCGTAAACAACTTCTAAACCATCTGTCATTTTGCCATACCAGGGGATAATAAATACTGATGAAACACCAATGTCGTTTAACCCCGCTTCAATAACTTTGCGTGGTGCAACTCCAGCACCAACAACACCATATGCTTCTCTCACGGTTTCTCCTATCGTAGGCTCTTACGCTGAGCGAGATCACCCGCTAGCGTAAGTAATCTTAATAGGGTGTGTACTCCACCCGCAACCGCCGTGACAGCTAAACCTGAAATTATTAAATCATCAAGTTGGCAGATTGCGGCGGCACCATAACCAAGTGCGATGCTTGCTAAGAGTTTTACCCATGGCATTGGTTCTTTTGGTAAGAGCGCGTCAATTGTTTGTACGGTTTTGTAAACAGCAAGGGAGCAGATTAATAAAAGCATTATGGGTATGTGACTCCTGGTATGTGGTTAAACGTAATATCCCATTCTGGATCTGGGACAGTGCCGTTACTATACACCGGAGCAGTTCCAGTTGTAAGTTGTGTTACGGGTAACAAGTTGGTTAGAAACCTATTTGCTACTGCGCGTGTCTTTTGATAGTTGGAGTTGTACACTGAGAAGTTTTCAATTGCTGAACCAGCTGAGGCGCTATTGGGTGCCGCTGGGTTATACCACCTGTAGTCAGAAATAGTATTTCCGTCTACAAGCCATCCACCAAAAGATGTGTTTCCGTTAAAGTAGTTGCCGTTTGTCGCACGCTCTAACAACATTGAATTAAAGTGTTGTTGTGCGTCAATTTCCGATTCTTGGAATATAGCAAGATACATGTTTTTGTATGTTCCCAAAGATGGGCCACCAATAGAAGTTGATAAATGTGCAGTCCCTGACCAAGATGCATAACTAGTCATTGAACCATCAAAATAATCATTAACAGTAGTACTTTGTTCCAATAAGAGCATATCCCACTGAGAAATATCGGCAGTGGTTGTCGTTCCACTGCTATAAATTGAAATCCAAATAGTAAGACCGGTTGCGTTAGCCGGTGCTGTGGCTGTGACGCTCAACCTTTGCGGTGTTGCGCTGAGAGTGACCGACGTTCCTCCTGTAGCAAAAGTGTTGCCAGTCGGTCGCGACCAAAGGTAAGTCACGTTCGCCACACGAGCAGTTCCGGAAATATGTTTAGCGTAAACACTTGCCGTGTAAGTTAAACCGCCGGTTACAGGGTAAGCGCTAAAACTGGTATTGTTAATAAAAGTTCCAGTAGCAGTAGCGTTATTACAAGTGACTTGAAGAACATCCGACCCAGATCCCCAAGTTCCTGCGGTAACTGCAATCACCGTGCCAGAGATATTCCCCCAACCCGAACCATTTGTCTCAAAACTAGGATTAGTACAAAGATTAGTGCGTGTGCTTGGTACTGAAAGTTTCCAATATTTTGTTCCTGATACTTCTGTTGGGGTTGTAGATTGTGCAACACAAACAGGCAAAGGTGATGTAGAGCCATAAGGTGCGTTTGCATATAAAGCAACTTTTGTAATACTGTTTTGTGCTGGTGAAGATGTGCCTGCCTGCACAGAAAAATACAAGTCATCATTAATAGTGACTGGTATGTAATTTGAGATAGTTTGCAAAACACTTATGGAACCACCAGATGATAAATCTGGATCGTAATTCCAAAGTTCATCTCCAGTAGTTGATCCACCAGTAGCATCAGGGGTACCACCATCATAGGTTGTTGTAAAGGTAGAAGTACCAGCAACACCTGCGTCTAGTTCAAGAGAAAAAACAGACGAGGATGGCGAACCACCGTCAAACAAACCAGCAATAATTCTGTCTAGGTTTGGATCTTTTAAGAGGTTTACTCGCTGTGCAAACACTTTAACTACTTTATTAACTGTATCAATCTCAATATCAGAACCAGTTATTGCTTGCATTGCATATTCAAGACTTCCAATGGTTCCTTCAGAGCGGCGAAGGTATCCAATAATATTCATAAGGTTGCGCAAACGCCCAGCACCAAGTTCACGTGATTGTAAATCAACCCCAAGGTCTTGTGCAAGGTAATCAAGCACCTCACTGTTAGCAAGTTGTGGGTCTTTCATTGAAATCATAAAGTCAAGTTCTGTACGAACTTTGTCAATTTCAAATCCAAAAATACTTAAGTAACGATAAAGTGGGCCACCAAGACCTGTTGACATGTTGTCATCAAGGTTCCTGTAATATTCTGGAATCTTTTTATAAAGATCATCAACACTATTGTATTTATTTGGTGTTAACACAGCAAGTTTTGCAGTTGGTTCGTAATACAAATCACCATCTCGTGATTCAAACTTTACAAACATTGTGTAATAAGCCCACTTTCCAGAAGGCACCTTATGATAATAAGCTTTTGAAGTTGCGTCATAAACGATTACAGTACCGTCACTGACTGTAGGTGGTTCTCCATCTTCAGAATAAGAAATTAACAAAGCAGTAGCTACCACTGTTGAGTTTGTTGGTGCCAGGGCAAGGTCGTTAAGAGGGGCGTCCCACGTAAGGATAATTTCCTCGTAGTCACTAACCTCTGCAGAAAAAAATGATGCGTAAGGTAGAAGTGACCCAGATCTAACTGGGGTATTTAAGATTGGGGCAACTAATAAACCGTCTGCCTTAAGCTTTGAGTCATCAATAAGTGTATTTGATGCATCAACACGGGGGTTTAACCCAAGTATTTTACTAGTTGCGTTTCCACCAGATACATAAAGCCCATCGGCTTTAGTTTCAATGCGTAGAGTCAAGTTGTTTGTTGCAGTTCCACTGCCAAGACTTGTACCAGGAAGGGTGATTACGTAGCCAACTTGATAGTTAGAACCACCACTTGTTACTGTAATTGTTGTGTTTGAACTGTTGTAAACAGGAAGCGTACCAGTTTTAGTAATAGTAAATGACGCACCAGTACCATAGCCGTTGGTATAACTTTGAATAACCCCAGTAGCAGTAAATGCTGATGGCACGCTAGTGCCTGTATCGGATACAGTGCCAGTACCCTCTCCAGCTGTAGCAGCTGTAAAAACACTTCCTATATTATATGTAACTCCCGTAGTGCCAGCGGCAGTATTCCACTGAGCTTGTGTAGTACCAGTCGTATTCAGAATAGTGTAACCTCTACCAGCCACAAAATCACCTGCAACAACAGTAGCTGAAGCAATACTAAATGTAGTGCTACCGTCAGTACCTAGTGCGGACTTTGGGTTTCCGTTAAAATACAGAAAATAAAATCCCGTAGTACCATTAAGACTAAATACAGTTCCCGTAGTGCTATAAGAACTTGGTGTTGTGCCAGCTACTGAAACGGTGTCACCGACGGCAAAACCGTGAGGTGTGGCTGTTGTAAAACTTCCTAAAGCATATAGTGGGTAGTAAATAGCTGAGGTTACAGTTGCTTCTTTATTGGTGGCATACTGAAGATAGCTACCTTCTTCAGTTGACAGTTTTTGAAGTGTAAAAGATTTACGTGCCATATCAGCTCGATGTAGTAATGCCACCAGAGGTGGTCAGGGTGTATGTGCCTTTTTTCATTAATTGAATATTTGTAGGAGTACTGCCGGAAATAGTAACAGTTCCATATAGCACTCCTTCAACATTATGAATTGCTCTGTAAACATCTCCAATTTTAAGATCTTCACCAAAATCAATTCCATTTAATTCAAACAAAGTATCTAAAGCACTAGAGACTGCAGATTTTACTGAAGAGGCAACATAGCTTTCATCAACATAAATTGTTGCAGTAATATTTTTTGGAATTAATGTAATTGTACTTCCTGCTAAAACAGTTACACCCAAAGTTGCTAAAGGTTGAATGCTACTTACAATCTCACTTTGAACAGAAGCTGGAACACCAACAGAAGCAGCTGAATATGAAGTGTATGAAGAAATATATGGTAATCCATACACAGTTACACTTCCACCACTAGTTGCAGACGGATCATATTTAGCAACAGCTTTGTATACACCAGGAATAATTAACGAAAGGTCAACAAAGTCTTGAAGGGTTACAGCACGGTTTTGTGATTTAATAACTGCTTTAAGTGATGTTTTAATTGAGTCAACAGTCTCTCCACTACTACCACCAACTGCTGCGCTAGAAGAGGTAATTGCAATACCAAATGGTTGCGATAACTTAAAAGAGGTTATTTTGTTTTGGCCTAAGTTACCTTCAGCACCATTAGTAACATTATAGGTTGCTGTAATTTTTGCGTTTGTTGGAGGAACTCTACCGCTAATCCTATTACCAAATACAATTTGAGTTTCGTTATTAGCGTTAACGTTTACTGAATAAACACTACTTGAAGTTGGGGCTAAGGAAACATCTGTAACTTTATTCCATGCAGTAGGTGTTATCCCATCTTCATAAACATAAATTTGTGCACTTGTTGGAACTGCTGAAGTTTTTGCTAAAGAATACTTTTGGCCAACTTGACCAGATGCAGAAGTTGTTAAAACTTCTTCAATAACCTTTGTTCCTTGGGTTACTGGGATTGCAATATTAGATGCACCCGAGTTAACAACAACTGCTGAATTAGAAAAGAATTCTAAGTTGTCAGATTCACCAAGACCAATAAACACTGTGTTTGCTTGGATAGTCACAGAAGCTGAAGATGTGTTTGAAACATACACAATGGCAGTAGACGATGTGCGTGTAAAGGGGGTGTAGTCAAACAAGTTAGCCAAAGCCAACATGCTTTCTTTTTGTGTAGCAGTAGAAACAAAAGCTTCTCCAGCAGCGCGATCAATATAGTAGTGAAGGATGTCGCCCATGTAGGCCCATAGGTCAACCATGAGTACGCCAAAGTCAGAAGGGTCACGATCAACCCATTCTGGGGTAACGCGTCCTGCTCGAAGCATTAAGTCATTTCGAATATTTGTATAGTCACGACTTGCAAAGTCAAAACCAGGTGTGTTTAAAGCCATGATTGCTCCTAAATTGGGGTGTCTTCAGTAGTGATTCCAGGTGCTGCTACCTTAAAGGCTACAACCTGAGGTGCTCCTAATGGGATTCTGTAAACAACTGTTATACCTAATGTTGTTTCACTATTGGTATATGAAGCAACAGTGTTTGTTGGAGTTAACTTTATATCTAAAACTGCAGTTCTACTAATATTGTCAGCTGCTTCTTGTTTGGCATCAACAACAAAATCAGCAATTGATAAATCATCAATTTCGTCAAATAACAATTGATTAATATTTGCTCCGTAACGATGGCGCATAACACGTTCGTATTTATTGGTAGTCAATACATTTATAATTTTTTGCTCAGCAGCAACCGTTGGAGAAGACGTTGTAGCTACACGTCCACCACTAAAGTTAAAAGGCACTTTTATTGATTTCATTACGCTCCTCCACCAATTCCAGGCCAAGAAATTATGTGTACATTTGAAACTTTTGAGTCTTCAACAGCAACAATAACTTGGTCACCAGTAGACACTGTTGGTGTGTTAATAATAGTTGATACTGGCAGTGATACCGTTGTTCCAAGTAAGGCAGGTATTTGAACGTAAATTGAAGTACCTGCGCTGTAAGAAACAACGCCTCTGTATAATTTCATTCCGTCATACATATATATGCATTCTTTCAACGCTACTTTGCCATCTGTTGTTTACGTATTTTGAATCTGGGGGGTTGTCTGCCAACTCTGTTGGTGGGACAATGTATTCAGAAGTTGTATTAAAATCTCTAGATATATTTAAAGTTGTTACACAACTAGCGCCACCAATTGTATGTTTTACTGACTTTACGTACCATAACCCTTCAAAATTAGACTTATAACCTTCAATATTAACAATACCACCAGGTACTGTTCCTATTGTTGAGTTAGCCTCAACCACGGCATTAAACGGTAGTTTCTTACGTATTTCAGCAGCTACTAGTTTTTGAGCTTCACCAACAGATAAAGCTGAACTACGTAAAGCTGAGTTGTATTTTGAGCCGTGACCAACACCAGACCATGAAAATTCTGGGTCAGTGTGGTCTCCTACTGATGTGTTGATTGTTCCGGTGTCATCAATAGAATTAACTGAGTAATTCCAAGAAACACCTTCTGGAGTTAGATAACCAAAAGTGCCATTAAACTTTAAAATTGTTCCTGGCGATGGGTTAGACGAGCTAATGGGTGCTGTAAGGGTCTCATAAGAAGGGCGCCTTCCAATGGCTTTAAATGGGTCCCAGATATGCATATGTGTAGCACTCACGGAAATTGAATATCCGTATGTACTACAAAACATATTTAAAAATTCCCAGTCAGATTGTTTAGTTTGTACAACTCTAGGTAGTTTAAAACCGTCGTCAAGTACATCTAAGCTAAATCCGTAAGTTGTTGCCATATCTTTAGCAATGGTTACAACAGAAGCGTTTTCCCATATGCGCGTTTTAGTGCCTTTCATATTTAAAGATGCACCAAAACACACAATACGTGTCAATTGAAATGGGCTGTTATTAACAATTGACGATCCGCTAATAGATTCAGGTTCTATATAGAGTACATAGCCACGAAACTCAGTTGTTCTTCCAGGCCCTAAAGTTACAGTCACACTAACTGCTGCGTCAATATAATCGGTAATTGCCTTGGGTGGGATACCAGCTACGTGTAAAGAAACAACATCATGTTTGTTTGCTGCTAAATCAATAACAATTTTTGCAATTGATTTGTAATTAACTTCTACACCATCTATTTTTACAACAACTTTTGGCGAAAGAGGGTTACCGCTATGAACTATCACGCTGGAATCCTAAGTACTGTTCCTGTTGGTATAACATCAGGCCATTGAAGTTGCGGATTTATATCAGCAATTTCCCAATACCTAGTACTATCATTTAAAATTTTTGCAGCAAGAATTGGAAATGTGTCTCCATCACGTGAAGTATATTGATAATAACTTCCACCAGGATTTACAACCCTATCGGCAGTACGTCCACCATTAGACAAACGGTATCTGCTTGAAACTGTGTAATTTGCCATAATAATCCTTTACTCACCCAACAATTATTACAGGGGTACTTGCAAGCCAAGCCAACGAAAACTTATGTTCACCAATTGTGTCTTGCCCATATACAACAAAACTTGTAGTTGCATTTTTTGTAGTTGCAACTTCTGTGCCAGCACGCACCGATACTGATATATCTATGTCAACAATATAATAAGAAGTTTTAATGTAGTCAGGCACATCGTTGTAGGCACGTTCAACCCATGCGTCGCTAGCCGAGTTAGCAGGCATCCAAGATTCTTTAGGAAGGTATGTTTTTCTCCTGATTCTTTCAGCCCCATCTCCTGGACTAGATTCGCCATAACCCCATTCGTCTTGAGAAGAAGCAGTTTCTGATGCTGCGTAAGCACCCATTAGTTTAATGGTGTCACTTGGGTACGACTTAGACGCTAGAGCAGCCGCCGCAGTAGCTTGTGACATCCCTGCTGTTGCCCCAGCGCCTGGCCCATAAATGTTTAATGACCAGCTATATGCAATAGTCGGACTTGAACCAGCTTCATATAACTTTAAAATTGAATCAATGTCATTTCCAACGCGAGTTTCAACACCATTTGTATTTGTTGTTGTTCCACCTTCTTTTGGTATAACACTTGGAAAACCTGCATAAAAAGTTCTAAATCCATCACTGTTTGATGCTTCAATTGAGTCTTTAATACCAAATGCCCAGGAGGGGGCATCATTTACAATGGGCTTATCCCATGTACCACTGCCTGAATTATCCGCATCCCTACCATCAGCAGCAAGTTTAAAAATATTAAGTGTTTTAGCTGCTGCTGTATTAATTTCTTGTTTTATTGCAGCAAGCTCTGCATCTTCTGCGCTTTTTCTTTCAGCTGCATCTTTAAAGCTAGTTGTTAGGAATGTATCTTGTTTTGCAAAACCAATGTACATAGCACTCATTGAAATAGTTACTTTGCATTGCATTGGCACCATGTTTGTATTGAACTTTAAAAAAGCAACACTTGTTGCAGTAACAAAACCGTCTACCATAAACAACGAAGAAAACATAACACGAACTGGGTTTGGCATTAAAAATGCTGAGTTACCATAATTAACTTCTAATGTTTTTTTAATTTCTTCATCATCATAAAGATATTCAACTGCTGGAGAACCAGCTGACGCTCCTGAAGCTTCTGCTGTTTCATAAGCTTTTTTAGCTGCTGCAGTTTGGAATTCAAGCATTTCTTTTGAGAAACCTTGACCAATTACTGCGTAAAAAACTCTTAAGTCTGCCAAAACACCAATGTCATAGACGTCATTTAGACCTTTCGACCCATTTATATTTGCAACTGCGTTGTAGTCACCATAATTACCTTTAGTTTTACCTGAAGCAAGTTCCATTGACCTATCAAAAACTAGATCAAAAGAAAAACTTGTTTCAGCACCTAGTGGCTGAGTAAGTTGTGCAGGGTCTTGCAAAATTGCATGGTAAACGTCTTGACGCATTTGTACGTCTTGACGAATTTCTTGCGGATTAAATTGAAATTTACACTTACTTACGGGAAAATCTTTACCTAAAGCAGGTTGATCTAAGTTTCTAATATACCCACGATGTAGCTTGTAACTATCTTTTACTTTGTCAAGTGCTGCCTGGGCTTCAAGAAACCTAATGCTTCTAGTGGGGTAAGTAAAGTTTGGGTTTGTAATCCCACTACTAATTGGGTATTTATCAACAAACCCAAACATCCCATCTTCGCGGTAACCCATTAGTTACTCCTTAACATTTCAAGTTCTAATTCACGGCGAGTTAAAACTGCTATTTCATGTGCAATTTTTTGCATGTCAATTTGATAACCAGTGCCACCACCAGAAACATTAATGGTTGGATTGATATTAAAAGTGTGTCCACCTGAAAGGGAAACATTTCCACCCCCGCCACCGCCTCCACTCATCCTTGTACCCACTGGGTCTCCTGAAGGTTCAGGTATATGGCGTGCTTGCAAGTTTTGGCGCACAAGTGTGTTTATGGGTTTGTTTCTGCCTTGAAAATTTGAGTTTTCAATAGCAGTTGCAATGTCATAAGGGTTATTACTACTATTTTTTAAAGCATTAATTACTTTTTTACCATAGCTAGTCATGTGCCTTACGTTGTACTCAAGACCCTGTTCGTAACTTGTAAAGTTAGTTACTCCAGAAGCGTTAAATTCAGTCCAACCAAGAGCACCAGCATCGGGGTTGTCAATTACGCCAAGGGGGTTAAAAGCAGCCCTAGTACCTTCACTGGCAATCCATGACGCCATTGCTTGAATATTAGAATCAGTAACTGGTGCTCCAACTCTATTTAAAAAGTCAGTAGACCATTGGGTGATGCTTACACCAGATGGTGCTTGCCCACCAAAAGGCAAGTTTGAAGATGTAATTACATCAGTTCCACTGGCCCCTTTAACTCGCCCAGATATAACTCTTCGTCCAGACGGAGCACTAGAGCCACCAGTCCCAATTGGGCTTAACTGTGCTGCAACTCTTTCAGAAATTGTTGGGGCGCGCATACTCCCACTAATACTTCCACTACTAGTGCCTGAACGTGGACTAGAAGAAGTAGTTTTGGATGACGACCTGCCACTAGTTGCGTGGTCTAATGAATCACCAAAGTCAGAATTTGGGTCAAATGGTGCAGCTCCTGCTGGACCTTTACCCCAAATAGCGCCACCTTTTTCATAAGCAGCTCTACCATTTGGTAGTTCGGCAGGCTGTACGTGCCAGTTTTCACCGTTAACATCACCAAAGTGTTTTAATCCATATTTATGGGCATTCCTAACAACCCATTCCAAGTCTCCACCAAGGTCTGCTGCAAGTCCAATTTCGTGCATAGAGCGTCCTGGAGGTGCTGCTGGAGCACCACTTGTATGCTCCCAGTAAGCTCCATCCCACTCCCAGTTTTTTTTACCATCAGCACTTGTTGGTGAATTTGTTTTGGTGTAACGAGATAAGAACATTGTTCGTTGATCTGCAGATGACCTAACACCTTGCCCAAATGTAACGTTTGGGTTGTCTGCCATCATCCTGGTAAGTCGTTCTTTAAACTGAGCGTTAAGGTTACTGAAGGATGTTTGAGCCGCTGCTGCAGAAACGTTTTGTGGCATTGGGGTACTAGATGAGCCACCACCGCCATCAGGGTCACCAAATGAACCCGTTAAGGATTGAAAAATTGATGTTCCAATTTTGTTAGATCCAACTGCTCCAAGGATGCCAGAAAGTTGATCTTCTAACGCACCAAAAGCTCTAGTTAAAGTTTGTGTCTGACGCTCAAGGTTGGCGTAGTTATCTACTTGACGACGATAAAAGTTTTCGTCACGCTTTGTTTCAAGTCTTTGTGTTTCTTCAACTTGAGTAGCAAAGTTTTCTTCAATACCCATTTTACGACGATCAGTTTCTTTGCTGGGGTCGTACATACCCTTGCCACCCTTACCTTTAAAGGTTTGGTTTTGCATAGCATATTGGATTGCCTGGGTTTGCATTTCCTCAGGTACGCCCATCATTGAAAGTTTTGAACGAGTAATTGAACCTGGGGCTAACGCCCCTTTGAGGATTTCTGGATTATCAAGCCCTGCTGACTTAACAATCCCCTTCATAACATCCATTGCCGAGTTTTGTTTTCCACCAATACCAACAAGAGATGTTCCGCCCATCATAAACATACGGTTTACAGTTGAGGCGCTTGCTAGGTTTCCAATCATTCCAGTTGCCTCACCAGCACCCATGGTGTAGCCAGACATAGTACGGAAAGCTTCAACGCTTGAAGCCTGTTGGCGACCACTGATGCCTGTAGCGGCTTCTAAGCCCATCAAAGCATTAATACCACCTGCACCTAGGCGGTAGTTGGTAAGGGGCATTCTGTAAGTGGAACTAACACCAAGTTGGCTTTTACCAGTCATTTGCTGGTAAAGGACAGACATGCGGTCTGCTTC